GTAGATCTCGTGTACGTCGTAACCAGTTGTTAAACAATATTCCCATTGCTATGCCTTTCCACTATATAGCTTTAGTGATTCAGTTAGTGTAATTGCTGCGTCTCTCTTTGTTGGGATTGCGTTTAAGTACGCACTCCTTTGATCCTTTGCCAGCTGCGTTCTTTCTTCCTGTGACATGTGCTCAATAGCAGACGCAAGCTGCATCCACGAACTTCCAATGAAGCCACTTTCACGCCAGTCAGTTGCAACTGGAGTTAGAGCATTGAGACACTGAACTATACGATATGTCCACCATGTTCCGTTTTGGTGTGGGCTAATCAACGCGCCTATGCCACGCGCAATTTGATCTGCTACCTTATCGTCTACCCAACCTTTATGCCACTTCATCGGAACTGTTGGCTGCGCTAGCGTAGCAACTGTTGACTTAGTCCACGGTGAAGAAAAGTTTTCTACTACCCATTTCTCAGTTCGTTCATCGTCAGAAACTTCTGGCTCAGTGACTAGGTATCTATCAAGGTTAATTCCTTTAAGATTCTTTCGCGCCGGTTCGTGCAGCTGCTCTTGAATGTTTTCATGCGCGGTCCACGGTAGCATTGGGTACAACGTAGTAGGCCACTCATCGGTAAGAAGTACGTCTACAGTCTTTAGAAGACTCTTTAGGACATCAGGAGAGTTTGCTTGAGTATAACCCTTGCGATACGAGTAAAAAGGCTTCACTAGGTTATCTGGGTTCTTTTTGATGGCGCGTAGACTAGACACGATGCGCGTAGGCTCAGGTGCGTCAATATAGAAAGATAGGCGACTGTCACCGCAAAGAAGTCCTATAACATTTAGAGCTCCATAGGTTCTATTTGCACTTAAACTAGTGATAGGACTTAGTCCAACAAGAATCTTGTTGTAACCCTTTAGGTCATCAAGTGTCCACGACATTTCAGGATCTGATTGAACAACCTCGTGGCCTTGCTGCGTAAGCACGTGCACAAGAAGACTTGCAAAAGACAGAGCGCGCTTATTTGCATCTGTAGAGACGTGCGGGGCAGACATACCAGTTATAAGTATCTTACTCATGCATATGTACCGTCAACATTCAACGCAAGACCCTTGTCCTCACGAACAGCACGCTCGATGATTCTATTGCAGTGTTCAACGAACGCGGAGTACTCCGGGATATAAGGCTTAAGCGCTTCCTGTTGTGCGATTGCCGCCGCAGCTAATTCAGAGTCACTCATCTTTTCAACATCAGCAATCTTAAGTTTATAGGCGTCACCTAATGGATCACCTTCACCTTTATCAGTAACAAGGATAGATCCTACGTGCGCTGCGTATAGGAAACGACTGCGCCACCAGCCAGATCCAGCGTGCGGATACGGTGGTGAAAGAATTCCCCAATGATGATTGTAGAACTCAAGTACGTCCTGCTCCGTGTCAAAGCGTTGGCCGCCAAGCTTCTTAATAAGTTTACGACTGCCTACTATCTCAACTGGCCACTCTGGAGACTTGCGTTCTAGCCAAGTGTCATGTGGCATAAGAGCTCCAAGCACCCATGCACGCTTTTTATCCGCCGCAGGTTTAGCAACGACAGGTTGCAGCGTAGGCATGACAGTTGCGGTTGGATCAAGAGCTTCAATTGGACCAAGTTCAATAGGCATACGTTTGCGAACTATCGAACGGTCACCAAATCCATACATAGGACACACTGGAACCATACCAGCTTCCCATCGTTTATCTACAAGATCCGTTGCTGCTTGAACAAGACGCTTCTCCCACGGTTTAATGTTTTCATCGTTGTCCATCATGTAATAGCGTTCAATGTAGCACTTCTTTGCCGCCGCAGGGTTTACCTCACGGATTCTTTCAACTGCTGCCTCAATATCTGCACGACTAAAGTAAGTTGCGCCTTCGTCACCGCGATGTTCAGTGCCAACAAGCAGATGCTTATACAACATTGCAGGTTTACGAATTAGTGCACGTGCCCCGTTGAATACGGTATTAAACTGCCAATCATCAAAGAAACCAACACAAGGAATGCCAGATGACAAGGCGTATAGCGCACCCATCGCACCTTGGCGGCCATTCAACGAGTTAAGCGGTGCAAGATTTATCCACAGTACGTCATAAGATGACAAGTCTTCGCCAGGTGTAATCTTGCGCCAGTCAACTTCATGGCCAGACTCACGCAAAGCCTTAGCGATAGACGCAGGTACGTCAATCTTTTGAATAGTTCTTTTTTCAGTGTTTATCTGCAAAGCAGTAAACCCACTCATTAGAACTTTCATACTACCTCCTTGTGGTTAAGTACATTTGGGACATCGTCTGAACTTTACCAGGACAGACGATGAACCAGACGCACTTAAATTAGAAAGGTGCTGCCGGTGGAGCCGCTGCCACAGCAGGTGCTGCTTCTGCGACTGGTGCTGGCGGTGCTTCTGCTACAGGAGCCATTGCTGGTGCAGGGGCTGGAGCTGGTGCAGGCGCCGGAGCTGGTGCAGCAGCAGCTGCAACTGGTGCACCTGGTGTTGCTGTAGCTGACGGATAGTAGTTCTTGATTTCGTTCTTCTTCTGACCTTGCCAGGTGCGTGAAGTAACAGCCGCACGGAAGGCACGGTTACGAATTGCTTGCTCAATCTGAGCGTTTGATGGGTTGGTTGCAAAGAACTCACGACCAAGACCAAGTGCGTACATCTTACGGAAGAACATTCCGAGAGCTGCGTTGTTGTCTGGTGTAACTACGAGGTTATCCCAAACGAGTCGCTTCGCATGTGCGCCGTTTTGAACCTGCGCCTTAATTGCGAACATTGTTTTGCCAGACTGTGAAGTCTTAGCAGTTGCTTCCACGATGACTAAATCATAGTCACCGTCTGGAAGTGGATCGTAGCCAGTTGTTACTTCACCAGCTTCTTTGACGAGATCGCCCCAGTTGAGTGTACTCATAGTGGGTTAGTTTCCTTTCGTAGGTAGAGTTGCTTGCGGTTTTGGACCGAAGATCATGTCTAGCATGCGCTCGATTCCAAGGTCTTGCTGTTCAACGATCTTTCCAAGTCGACCTTGTACTCGCTCGCCTGCTTCGTATTCGTCTGTACGTTCTACATACATACGTCTTGCCTTGAACGGTGGTTGCAGTGGATCTGGATTTGGATGTGTCTCCACTGTAATTGCGCCAAGAATGTCGTAGAAGTACGGTGCTTGAATTGCAAGCTGACCCTGTAGGTACGGACGTGAACGACCGTCTGCTCCAGGACGAGCCATAGCAGTTAGCACAACAGCTTCTAACGGTTGTGTAGGGTGCATCGTAAGGTCACGTAGGTCACGCAATAGCGCACCCATGTGACGAAGCAATTCGCCCCATTGTTGCATCTTCATTTGTTCAGTACCAGCAATTGAGTCCATGCACTTCACTTGAAGTTCAGAGATAGAGTCAATGATGAGTGACTTGAACTGATGCTTTCCAGTCTGTAACCACTGGAATGTTTTAAGAACGACATCGTAGTCGCGAACGTTCACGACAACTGTGTCCCAGGTGCCATCAGCAACTGGAGGTTCTTCTCGAATTGGATCCCAATACCTAACGGTGATAGGTAGGAATCGATGCCCACCCTCAACGTCAAGCATGAGACGTGGATATGGTGCTGTGACTGCAAAGGTTGATTTTCCAACCTTTGATTCGCCATACACCATTATAGTGACTGAACGTTGTACTTCAGACATCACTGCTTCCTTTCATCTCTTTGTTTGTTTGCTTTTGCAACATTATGCATTTCCTTTTTTCTCTTCGGTAGACTTGTAGTAGTCGTATGGATCAGCGGACTGGAATGCGTCTTCTAGTGCAGCCTCAGCAGCGGACCCGTCATCAAACATAGGGCAGATACTGAAGAATGAGCATTTCCACTTGCAGTCTCGCGTTGCGTGAGGATAGGCGATAAATCTATGGTCTCCGCCTTCATCGAGGTACTTACGTGTGTTCATCATGTCTGTAAGTACGCCGTGCATACGTTGCCAGAATGAGCGCAGTGTAAATACGTTATGACGAACTTCAAGTTGTTCGTAGAAAGGAGGCTTTGCATTTGCAGAGCGCTTAACCTTCTTGAGCATGGTGAATATTCCGCCCTCAGAGCGGTCACCTTCTTTGTTCTGCGCTGTCTCGAGCATCATATATGTAAGAATCTGTTCGTTCATGTGAGCCATAGCAGAGAAGTCTGTGAATGAGCCGCCGACAGTCTTAAAGTCGCGGAACATACGCACACCGTCAGCCTTACGACGAACACGCATATCAATCTTGCCTTGCAATATAACAGTATCGTTCATAAGAGGCATTTCAATAATTTCTTCAGTAGAAATCATTTCTAACTCAGCGTCAATACCGTTCTCTTCAACCCACTGTATGTAACCATCAAGCATGATGCGACCAAGTTCAGCCTCTGACTCAAGGTCATAGGTATCACGGTAACTTTCAATAAGCTTTTGCTTGTCAATCTCAACAAGTTGTGAGTGCGCCTCAAGTAGAGGTATATTCTTTGAGTAATACATATCAAGAGCTTCGTGAACG